AGAAGAAAGTTGCCCGATCAGGTCAAACTTGAGTTCTTCTACATTCGTAATAGGTGTATGCAACACTCGTGATGTATCAATATTATATTGTTCAAAGTATGCTTGAGGCGAACCAAACTCTGAATCATAAAATAACATAACAGCATCTTTATATTTTTCGAGATATGATGCTGCCATAATCAAAGCGAAACTCGTTTTGAAGTGCTTAGATGGACCTGCTAGTACTGTAAGTCCTGGAGTAAGTCCTCCGTCAATATCACCCGATAGGGCGACATTCATCATAGGGACGTTAGTTTTAATCATGTCTTTTGCATTGAAAAACTTAGAGTCAGACAAGACTTCAGTTGCCTTGACTTTACTATTGCTTTTCAGTTTATCCATTATACTCATTATTTAATCTTCCTTTACTTTATATGCCATATCTTCTTCTAATTGTTTTACTCTAGTCAACAGTTCATCAACCTGTTTCTGTAATGAATACTCCGTGACAATACGTGGTGATTCTTTTGCAAACTGTTCTTTAATCCAAACTGATGTCTTTGACATTTTTATTCTCCCTGTCGGAAACTCTTTTCCTAAGATCACTTGAAGAGAATCTGTGATCTCTTCTGTTGTAAAAAATTTCTATCCCTCGTTTTGAGCAGATAGCACGACCTGTAAATGTTTTCTTTTTATATTCCTCTCCTATTACTCTGACGTCTATATCATACATATTCAAGATATCTTCAAGATCTTTTTCTGTAGCATAGGGAATTACTTCATCAACATAACTGATTGCTGATAATTGGATAAACCTTTCTACGACTGTTTGAACAGGTGGGTTTTTGTCTGAACGATCTATGGAGGGGTCTATCTGTAATGCGCAGATTAAATATTCACATTGACCTTTTGCTTCTCGAAGCATCTGTACGTGCCCAGCATGAAGCAAGTCAAATGTCGACGCAGTGATTCCCGTTTTCATTTAATATATTCTTCTATTTTACTTATAACGATTTGAGTATCATTTAGCGTAACATGGTCAAATTTTTCTACCAAACTTGGTTCATCAAATAATGGATTACCGGAAAACGCATCTGCTACATTTTTAACTTTAGTTAGTCTACCATTTAACCAAGTTTCGTTTTGCTCACTGCCACGTTCTTTATATCGTTCTTCCCTGACTGAATCAGGCACAGTGAGTTGTATGATTTTGATGTCAAACCCTTTAGACTTTGCTGCTTCAAAAAACTTAATAGATGTCAACCTATCACCTTCAAATACAGTAACCCGAGATGGATTATCTAGATACTCTACTGCCTTTGGTTGAACTGCCATAGATAACTTATCAGTTCCACCAAAGACATCATCGTTTTGATATTTACCAAGCAACCGCACATCGCCCGATACGTGTGAATCAAGAAGATCAATCGGTCTATCCGTAGACCATTGACGTGACTTCATCCATTCACGAACGAGAGTAGTTTTACCAGTTCCTGGCGCTCCAATTATTCCAAGTAATTTATTCATAATATATTATACTATATCCGCTTTTGAAAGTAAAGTTTTATTCCCAAAAATTAGCAAATAAATCTTCTTCGGGTTCTACCCCTGTTAAACCTTTAGTTGTCCAAAGTTTTTTTCGTTCTTTACGAATCCCTGCCCATCCGTTTAGTTCTCCTAGCAAATTATCTTTAAATTTAAGTTTTCTTGTTTCAAAAATATGCTCCCATAGTTGATTCTTTTCTTGATAAGACTTTTGATATTCTCGTAGAAACCCGAGTTGTCTATCATGATGGAAACCTCCGTATCTAGAGTTCTTCCACAAGTTTCGGAATGAGCAAAGTTTGGTAGTGTAGTAAGTAGTTTCTACAGGCGCACCATACGTATCTTCTATCGTCTGACCAATATTATATAGAGTTTCTTTTAGCAGGGGTCTATATTCTAATAGATCTTCCTTTGACATTTTTCCAGAATCAAATAAGTCCGCTTCTTCATCCATGTATAAGATATTAAAGATAGCACTAGTCAGGTTGCTACCGTCATCCCAGTCTATCTCTTCTGCCTGACCTAGTCCTACATCATTCATTCCATCGTCTTGTAACAACTTCAATGTTTCGATAAAATAATCACAAGCGAACCGTCCCATCTCAGGACACTGCCTAATAAACTTGTTTAGAACTTCGGTTCGTTCAGTACCTGCCGGAACCGATGAGGTAATATCTAAGAGTTTATCAGTAGGACTGTGAGTGAAAGTATCTTCAAACCATTTAAACGTACCCTCAATGCGTTCACAGTAACGCATATGTTTCTTAGAACTGCCGAGGATAATCCTATGTTGATTAGTTTTCCAATAGTCATTAAACCTATCAGAAAATCCCTCACCTAAAGATACTTCTTCAAGGAGGAGAAGCGAGGTGACTTCCTGATAGGTATTCGCCATGATCCACGAAAGATAGATCTGATCATCAAGGTTCAGATTGTTTACCTTCGCGTATCGTTTAAAGATTTCGTAATGGACGGGAGGAACGAAGTGCTGATACTCAACATATTTTGTGAGTCGCCAGTCACCTCCCTGATCATTAGGTATATTAGAAGAACTTGCCATTATCGCATAAAACTCCCGATGGAAGTATCCTCATAAGAATTTTTAAAACAAGACCATTCTTTATCCATAAGAATAACCTCCCCTGTTTCACGATAGTGGTTTTGTTTAGCAGGTCGTAAACCTACATCCCATGGATTATCCTCAATCCTTAAATGTTTAGGAAGACAATCTTTTCTCATATCCCAAAACATTTGAAACTTATCACCCCACTGTGATTCCGCATACTCAATACGATCCCTCATCATATCCATATACACGTTTGGGTATCTTCTATTCGGACGATGCCAAGACTTGTAGCAACATAAAGTTGATTCAAGAGTAAAAAGTGAAACGTCATTGTGATTTATACGTTCTTTCGCTTCAAGAAAAAGTTCATTTGCTTCTTTTTTTAACCATTCTATGGTTGGTTGATCATAAGTAACTTTTTCTTTCCACCAATCCAAATCATCACGACCGAGGACTTTGCATACACCGTTACGGTGTGATCGCGATCCGCCGATATCCTCTAAAAATAAGTCGTTACAATCTAATGGTAATCCTTGAATTCGTAAATACTCTAGATAAGAAAACGTAGACAGTCTTCCGAACGACATAAAATTATTCTTTACGAGGTCCCAAGTCTGTTTAAAGTTAGTCCCTAGATCATTCGTATCACAAACTGAATTAAACATTTCAGTTTGCGTACCAAACTTCTCTACGTTATCCTTATATGACTTTACAGACTGAGGAAACCCAGTCCTACCTATCTTAAAATATTTTCTATCCGTGTCCCAACCGCCACCAACTTTGAATTTAGAATGAACTTCGTTCCACCAGTTGTTCAAATCTTCAAACTTAGTTTCCTCAAGGGACGGGAACTTTTCAAATATTTGCCAAGTGGTAATAATATTTTGAGAACAACCGTTAATAAATGCAATCCATAACTTTTGTTCTTTTGATAGGTCAAACTTTTTACTCAACCATGGCATAGCGAAATATACACCGCCAGGATGTGCGGCATATTTTAAATGAAACTCATAAAACCTAAGAAAAACTTCTCGCCTATATTTTGGAAGTCTAAAGTCCATTCCTTCTTTTAAGTCAGATACTTCAGGGAAGTCATTTAACTCAGACCATCTACATAAATTCTGCAAGTGAAATTCTCTTTTCATCTAAAAAATAAAAACCGTCAAGCGTGTCACCCAATTTAAATTCTTTCATCTGGGTTTCATGTTTACCTTTGATAGCAGCAAAGTACACCGCATTCTTATGTCTGAATGCCGCCTTTACTATAGAATATCTATGAGTACGATATAACCAATCTGAGTATGACTGAACATATTCTTCTTTACTGTTAATAGATTCAACTCCCATAATCTTAGCATATCGATTACCATGTAACTTCATAGGATATGTAACGGAGGTATCAGTCCAAACTATTAATTTCGGTTCACTTTCAAACATCTTAGCAAAACCTTCTTTCCATTCGCGAGTAGTTCTTATGATACTAGATGAAGGAAAATCCAAAAACTTTAGATCAGCAGTATTATCGATAGATAATAAAACCTTTGCGTCCTCACCTGTAACAAGCGGAGTCACATCAAAGTTCGTATTCTTGAGATGATCTACGCAACCTTCATCAAGTTCGTTTACTACATGGTTTTTTATTTTAAAAGTTTTTTGGATAAGGAGAGTCTGAATACCTACACCTGCCATGTATTCCATAACAGAATATTCTTTAGACTCATCAATAATATTTTTTAACAACCACTCGGTTGCGTAAGATTTACAAGCGACTAAATCTGGTTTTTGAGCAGCGAAATGGAGATAAGATCTATCATGTTGATTCCTATCCCCTTCGCTTTTCAATTCAAAGTTAAAATTTAAATCCCACTTTTCACATACTCTTGCTGTTTTCATAGTTTAAAAGAACTCATCAAGAGAAGATACTTCTGTTTTTTTATTTCCTACAAATCCATCTTCATCAGTCATGCCTT